AAATCTCCCGGCATCCATTTAGATGTAACACATTGCTGCCAACATGATACAGCCCGTTCATAGGGATTACGTATTGAATAAAATAAGAAATGATTATTCTTAAAATGATAATTTAACTTATCTAGGTTTTCTTTCTCGTCGAGATAAACTGTATTTTTTGTATAAGGGATATCAAATTCTTTACACCAATGTGCAATAGTACTACTCCCCGTTTTCGCCGTCCTCAAATAAAGTGCTTTCATGATTACTTTCTATATCTTCTTTCAATGTCATTATTTCTAAATTAATTCTTCTCAAGTCATTGACAAATTCCATTTTACTAGAATCCCCTTGATATTTTTTTCGGATGTTTTTAACCACTCGGTATAAAACTTTTAGTTGTCTTAGATATAATTCTTCTCGCATTAGGATACTCCGTCTACGGATAATATTTTTTCTAGTTTAGTTAAATACCATTGTGCCTTTTTTATATCTTCGAGTCCATTCTTTTCTCGATGTCTTGCTAGATATTTCCATACCTGGCCTTTTAAATAACCAATGAATTCATCTTTGGTTAATTGAGATTCAATCGCGTCGATTGTTTCTATGGCTTTATCTTTGTAATAATTAGGATTGATCTTGTCCATTTTTCTTCTCCTCGGGTAAATATACTTCTACAAATGCATCACAGTTAGGGCATGTTAAATAGGTTACCATAACATAATCCTCATGATCTTCTAAATCATGATCTGCATTCCATATTAATTGTGTATGACAATGCCAACAGTTCATTATTTTGCCTCCCCCCAATTGGGTCCTTTTTCATAATCGACTTTGTTAGGAACTTCTAATTGAACAGCTTCTTCCATTATTTTAATAATCTTTTCTGCTTGCTCTGGACTCTCTACCGATACATCTAGTTCGTCATGAATTTGAATCATCGGAAGAATTCCTTCACGATATAATTTCACCATAGCAATCTTAGTCATATCCGCAGCAGAACCTTGGATTAATTTATTAAGAGCTTTGTACGTAAAGGCTCTTTTTATTCCGGGTCCATATTCTGCCCTTGCTTCTGTATGCGGTAAGGGTTTATGAACACCAAAAGTTGTTGGCTCCCACAAATCAAAGTGACAAACACGTCCACCAAGGGTGCGAATACGTCCACGTTCCTGTGCTCTTCGTGATACAGCATTAATTAAGTCTTTAACAAACGGTGCTCTTTCATGATACTTCTTTAGAAGTTTCTCTGCTTGTTCTACTAATAAACCTAACTCAGCCATGAGTTTATTCTTACCCATACCATACATCAAACCTAAGTTAATTGTCTTTGCATCTTTACGATCAATGTCAGCCATCTCTGCTACTGCTTGGTGGAAGTCTGCATCACCGGCTCTATACTCATCCACGATCCGCGATACACCACCCAATTGCGAGAGAGATGCATAATGTACAACGAGTCTAGGTTCTTGTTGAGAATAGTCAAAGGCTCCCCATACACATTTCTCTTCCGGTAAAAATAAACTTCGGATCAATGGACCAATCTTTTTATTCCTCGCCGGAATCTGTTGTAGATTAGGGTTCGAATAACTAAATCGTCCGGTCACCGTTCCACCGTCATCGGATCGTATTTGATTGATGTCAGCATGAATACGGCCTTTGTGTTCATGTTCTAAGATTGTATCAATAAAAGTTGTATGCGCTTTATTAATCTCTCTTGCTTGAACAATTGATTGTGCTACTTCATGCGGATGTTCCGCTAAAAAGTTTTTAGTAAAACTAGGATTACCTTTCTCTGTTCGATCATAAGCTAAACCTAACTTATCAAATATCTTTGCGATCGATGCAGCGGCCCAGATTTCTACATCCATACCGGAAATATCTTTTACCTTCTTTAGATATTGCTTTTCTTCTTTAATTAAATCTTTTTTAATTCTTGCAGCTTTTTCTAAATCAACACGGACACCTTTAAATTTCATGTCTACAAGACAAGGAAATAATTCTGTTTCAGTATTAAAGATTTCCCAAAGGTCTTGAGAAGTTAATTCTTGTTGCATACGTTCCCATAACTTTAATGTAGCGACTGCATCTTGTTCTGCATATTCACCGACATACATCGCCGGTAATTTCCACATCTCTTTTTTAGGATTGATACCCCATTCTTTAGCAGCTTCATATAAAGCAGATTCATTCTTTCCCATACCCACATATTCTTTTGCAAGAGAGTCTAAATTATATCTAAGTCTATTTTCATTTACTAAAGATGCAGCGATCATTGTATCAACAATCTGTCCTTGTATTTTTAATCCTGATGCACGAATCCAACAAACGTCATACATAGCATTATGAAATATTTTTGTACCGGGAGTATTTAAAACTTCTTTTTGAAACCATTCTAAAACAAGTTTCTTATCAAGATTTCCTCCACCACCATGACCAATAGGAAAGTATCCTTGCCAACCATCTACAGCAACAGCAATACCAATAATTTCGCCATCCCCTCTGATAGCGCCGGAACCTAATGTGGTTAATCCTTCGTCTTTTGTTTCTAAGTCAATAGCTATTTGTTTAGCCTCAGATAAATTTTTTAATTCTTCTGGTGGACTCCACTCTGTTTTGGGTTTGTATTTCTTTTCAATTTTTTCTTCGCTCATCTGTTTTTTCCTTTCATTGTTCTTTGGTGTTCTCTAATCATTTCTGGAATTTCTTCGGTCCATATTTTCATGTCGACTGTACGACAATCTTCTCTAAAGTTTTTATATTCGCTTTTAGTCAATTCAATAATAGAATTATTAAAAGTGATTGTTATTTTACCTTTTTCATATTTTATTATCATATGATGTATGACCTTTCATAATTCTTAGGACTTACTATATGTAATGATTTCTTTGCTCTTGTTGTTGCTACATAAAATAATCGATGTAACTCATCGGGACTTTTATCACTTTGTTCTAACGCAGCTTTCGTTAGATCCGGCAAGACTAATACATGATCCGCTTCCCCGCCTTTAGCTCCATGTATTGTTGATAATAAAATCCTAGGATTCTTATTTATCTTCTCACCTTTTGCTCTCATATTTCTTATATAGTTTTCTGTGATTGTATCTAATTTCTCAAACGATTCAAACCATACTTTATCAGTAAGCAAACCATGTTCTTCTTGACACTGTTTCAAAAGATACTTTGTATTGGAATGAAGTGTTTTACCATCTCGATAACCAGGAGAAACATTTGCACCTAAATAAGAATAGATATTTTTTATTTCTAAATTTGTTAGCATATCACCTTTTCGAAAAGCTTCCCAATTAGAAATAGCTAGAAGTAATTCTAATGAAATAGAATTTTTATTTCTATGTTGATAATACCAACCTTGTAATTCACATAATTCTTTTACATCATCTAAAAAATAATGTGCAGTTGATAAGACAAGCCATTGTCCTTCACTCATATCAACTTGAGTAATGTCTTCGTAGTATTTTAAAACACCTATTTCATCCCTGGGTTTGTAAACTTTATCATAACGATTAGCTACATTTGCAATGATACGTTGTGATAATTCATGAATAGGTCCACCAGGAATACGATAGGACTGTTCTAAAACTTTTATTTCATCTACTTCATCTTTCAATGCAATGAAATGGTCTATATCTGCACCGGCCCACTGGAAGATAGCCTGATCATCATCACCCGCGATGTATGTTTTTTTAGACTTCTTCCACATGGTCCGGACCATTTGCCATTGGAGATGAGACAAATCTTGCGCTTCATCGATAAATAAAACATCAAATTCTGGAGACATATCTTTTTCAATAAACTCCAATAATAAATCGGTGAAGTCTTTCATGTTTCTTTCTTTTTTGTATCGGCTTAATTCTTTATCAATCAGATATAAAGTATCTCTTTCCATATCTAAAAGATGTTCGTTTAAATCATACTGTTCTAATACAGAAATCCCTCTAACCTTAGCTTTTTCAATAGTTTTTAAGTATTCATTATCAGAATTAAATACTCCATCATCATCAGAATAAGCGGCTGTTTTAATAGGAATACCACACTTTAAACCAAAATCTCTGTAGTCTTGTGGCCTCATCATTGCTTCTTTGGTTGCTCCTAAAAATCTAAACGCAAAAGAATGGAGTGTTCTAAAATAAACTAAATCTTCTTTCTCATCTAAATTAAATTTATCAATGGCTCTTTGTTTAGCTTCATTGGCAGCTTTCTTGGTAAAAGAAAAGTATCCTATCTTTTTTGGTTTAACACCTTGTTGGATAAACTGATCCACCAAGTTTAACAATGTAGTTGTCTTACCTGTCCCTGGTGGTCCCAGTATGATCGTCTTCATAGTGCTCCTTGTTGTAACATTTAATGCAATAGTGTTCGTCTGCTTTTGTCTTTCGACCAGGTTGTAAAACATTCTCGATAGTAATAGTCATTGCTTTAGAATATTTTCTACCACAATCAATACACTTAATAATGGTCGTCGGCATATTTCACCTCCGATATACTAGGATCTGTTTTCTTCATTGCTTGAATTTTTATAATCCTAGGTGTTTGATTCTTTAGGTTCATTCTGATTTCACCTTCAAATATATTAGATTGTTTAATCATGTTACCTGTTTTTGTTTTATCTATTTCCCAATTGTTTCTTCTTGCAAAATTATAAAAGTCTTCTATTCGGAAATAACTAAAGCCATCCTCGGTCCACGACATTTTATTCAACATATCTTCTTTCGTTCTTGCTTGTGCTCTATTCACGGTAAAGTCATACAATAAATTTTCTAATTGATTGTCATGATTTAAAGATTCTAAAGGCTTAATCTCTTGTAGATTTTCTAATAGTTCTTTCAGTATTACTTGTCGCCAATCCCGTGGTGCCACATTCGGCACCACTAGATTAGCTTGATCAAGACAACACAAAGCAAACATATTAGGACTATGTAATTCTTCTGATTTTAATTTAATCACTTTACCTTCTACTTCTAAAAACCATTCCGGCGGAGTAGAAGTTATCTTAGTTAAATTTCTTAGTTCCGGTAATTGTTCATCTTCAAAACCAACACCATGTTTTTTAGTTTTGCATATCCCTGCACTACAAACAGAATTAATGGGTGCATCTTTACATCTGTATTTATCATAATCTTTTTTCTCTAAAGATTTAATGACACCTAAAACTTCTGCTGCTTTTAGTTGAGGGTTCATATATTTTTGATTAGCTTCTTCGACTAAATCCTTCCAATTGTCCGGATCAATTTTTCTACAAAAGACTCCAATATTGAATAAAGCATTGTTTCTACTACCTTCTCCAAAGCCTTCTTCTGCTAATTTATTTAAACAAGGTGGTCCATCTACAAAAGCTTCTTTTGTTTTTGGTTTAACTATTTTTAGTTCATCTAGTTGAACCTCGGTCAGCGATACACGATCATATAGTTCAAGAAACTCTTCTAGTTGTAATGCATCACCATTTTCATTTAGAGCATAACGCATACTCTTAATACCACCATGGTAAGGTAGATTTAAGAAACTACCTAAGTGTCCTTCTTTAACTAATACTTCATCTTGTTTAGGAAATATTTCAGAGGATTGATACCCCAACAAATCTGCTATGGCTTTTAATTTTATTCTCATCAGCTTGGCTGATACAAATTGTTGAACAAATAAAAAGACGTGTGCTCCGCCCGATTTAGAGCGGAACACAACTAGAGGCAGATTGTTCTTGCGAACCTTTTCAATTAATTTTTTGTGGTCTAAGTTGTAGATATCAATATCAATACAACCCCACTTACATTGATTATTTTCATTAATAGGTATGATACCTAGAGCCGGAAGTTCACCGTCTATATGACGTTGCCATAATTCATCTGTAACAGATTTTCTTTCAAATCCGGATTTAACTTTTTCTTTACCACGATCATCACGTTCACCTGTTTTATAAGTATATCCGTGAGCATCATTAAAACCTTCAAATATATTTTTAAATCTTTCTATCATCCTATCTCCAATGTTTTAAAGTGGGGCCCGAAGACCCCACCCCATGAGCAACCCTAAAAGGGAACTTTATCTAAATGCTCTTCTTCATTACTATGCTTTGCTGAAACATCTCCTTTGGAAACACTATCAGCAAATTTCTTTGCTTGCTCGTACAATCCTCTATCCTGTATAGGTCCAACCTTAGCTAAAGACCATGTATTCCATGTTCCTTTGTTGTTTGACATCTCTACAGTTTTAAGATGATAGATATGACTAAACATTGGTGGTGTGAATTTTCCATTCTTACCGTCTAGTTTAATGCTACTCATCATAGAGTTCCATTGTCTACTTGTTTTTAAACCGGTAGACTTCATAGTAATTAAAGCAGTTTCTGCTGCTGATCCATCAGCACCTAAATTAATCACATAATAAGAGGCAGTATTTTCTAGGTAATTACCATTTGGTAATCTGTCTTTACCCATACCATCTCTTTGTGTATCATTTATAATGCCGGAACTTGCAGGGTGAACTGCTATTGGAGCACCTGGACCTTCACCTCGATCAGACCATTCCACATACTCTCTTTTGTAATAACAAGGAATAACTTGTATTCCTGCTTCACCGTCATAGAGTTGTTTAGATACTGTATTAAACAGCATTCCTGGTCTAGCTCCTTCTATATATTCCGCCTTAGATTTTTTTACCTGCGGAGATAAATCACCTAAGATTCGTATAAAAGGCAGTGCTAAATCATCAGCACTGATATGTTCCATACCTTTATGAGCATCTTCTTCGAACATACTCAAAGACGGTAGGTTGTCTTTCTTTACGTCTACGCTATTCGCGGTTCTCGTTTCTTTATTCATGTTTAACGTTCCTTTATTTTTTACGGGTTATTTTAGTTTCGTCTTTAATAAATAAATTAAAGACTTCAGAGGGCATGTCCAACCCGTTTTGGACACGCTCTCTGAATAACGCTCTCAAAGTAGATGGTTCAACCTTTTCAGATTGTTCGGGTTCATATCCACTTGATGCGGCAAGGCTAAAAAATTCTTCAGCCTTGGTATCCTCGCCAGTGCCGAAACTTACGCTGACATTGTTTTTAATAATGTCCCCTAAGTTATTCTCGCGAAGCCATTGATGCGCCTTTTCTTTAAGTGCAGGATCTGCTTTCATGGTGCAGCTGTACTTCTTAGAAACTTCGACGGTACTTCCGTCTATAAGTTTCAATGACGCTAAACCTTGTTCTGACAATAAATTTGGAATTACTTCAGAGCTTATGACATCTCTTCTTTGTTGTAAGTCCTTTAAATGTCTTTCTTGAACTGCTATTTGATCATCTAAGTCTAACATTTCTTGACACTTAGAAGCCAATTGTTGAATATTAGTTGATTTAGAAGCAAAACTTTCTTGGTCTTGTTCCATATCCGTTATTAGATTGCTCATATCTTTATCCTTTCTTGTATAAGTCAATACTTAATGGGTAATATTTAAACTCTCTTTTATCCCATTTCAAGAGGTTAAATCTACCTGTGGTAATATCGCTCACAATAGCTGTGGATAAGCCAATGACAGCTGGATCACCTGTACACAAAATATAATCTTGTGCCCTAAAGTCCTGTAAGTTTTTTCTCATTTTAAAAACAAAAGGACCAGTACTAAAAACTATCTGCGACAATTGGGGTAAACAAATAACCAGATAGCCGAAGTTAGATGCCGATAAAATATTAATATTTTCCGGCGGATGCTGAAGAACATATACAAAAGTTTCTTCAGGGTTTTCTTCTTTAAATGTTAAAAACTCTTGTAAGCTTTTGTCTTTATAGAGTTCAAATATTTTATTCTTCATTTTATTCTTCCTTCTTGACAAGTAAGATAGTGATGTTTATATTTTTGTCAAGAAAGAAATTAACATGATTGAACATTATAAATTTAAGACAAAGCCATACGAGCATCAATTAAAAGCTCTAAAAAATTCCTGGGACAAAGAAACATTTGCATTATTCATGGAAATGGGCACGGGAAAATCAAAAGTATTAATAGATAATATTGCACTTTTATATGACAAAGGTGATATACAAAACGTATTAATTATTGCACCCAAAGGTGTTTATAGAAACTGGTATGAAATAGAAGTACCAACACATTTACCGGAACATATAGAACACACAACAGTTTTATGGGATCCTAATTTAACTCAGACAAAATTAAATGAGTTGGATAGTTTATCACAGAACGATGCGAAGTTGAAGATATTTATTATGAATGTTGAAGCCTTTTCTACAAATAAAGGAGTTGACTTTGCAGAGAAATTTTTAAACACTACTGTTGGGCGATCACTTATAGGAATTGATGAGTCTACGACAATCAAAAATCCGACAGCCAAGAGAACTAAAAATATTTTAAAACTTAGGGATTTTGCAAAGTATCGTAGGATTCTAACTGGATCGCCTGTAACTAAATCACCACTTGATTTATATTCTCAGTGTTATTTTTTAGATGAATGGCATCTTGGTTTTACATCTTACTATGCATTCCGTTCACGATACGCGCATATGATTGAGCGAAACTTTGGTGGCCGTCGTGTACAAATAGTTGGTTCTTATCGAAGACTCGATGAACTATCTGAAACCCTAGACAAGTTTTCTTATCGTGTATTAAAGAAAGATTGTTTGGATTTACCGGAAAAAACTTTTGTTCGAAGAACAGTTGAACTAACAGATGAACAACTAAAACTTTATGTATCAATGAAGAAAGCAGCAATAGCTGAACTTAAAGGTAAACAAATGACAACCATGAATGTCATTACACAAATGATGCGACTTCATCAAATCACTTGTGGTCATTTTAAAGCAGATGACGGTACAGTGACAGAGGTTAAAAGCAATCGTATGGATGAATTGCTCTCAATTCTAGAAGAAGTTGAGGGTAAAGTGATTATTTGGGCAAATTACGTTCATGACATAGAAAAGATAGTCGAAGTCTTGAAAAAAACCTACGGAGAGGACTCTACAGTGGCCTATTACGGTGCAATTGATGCAAACACACGTCAGAAAAATATTGCTCTGTATCAGGCTGAAAACGGAAAAACAAGGTATTTTGTTGGAAACACTCAAACTGGAGGCTATGGAATCACCTTAACCGCCGCAAATACAGTAATTTACTATTCTAACAACTATGATTTAGAAAAACGACTACAATCCGAAGATAGAGCGCATAGAATTGGTCAAAAGAATATCGTCACTTATATAGATTTGATTGCAGAAAAAACAGTTGATGAAAAAATTGTTAAAGCATTACGAAATAAGATTGATATTGCCAATGAGATTATGGGTGAAGAACTAATCGACTGGATTAAATAGCCGGAGAATATTCTGTCATCCCTATTTTATTTTTAGTAGCTATTAAATAATCTTTTCTATTGTTGCTACCTTTATGGGAACAATGAATCCAACCACTGTTTGGATCTTTGGGATTATAAAACTCTAATATTAATTGATCATAATATAAATATTCATTTATCCAATCTGCTACTTCTTTATTAGGTACCCCTGCTATTTCAAAGTCAGCCGCTTCTCCTTTAGCATGTTGTGAGTTTTTAGATGAACCAATAGCAACACATAGTTCAGGACTTCTAAAGCCTGATGTAATAATTACTGGTTTTCCGAATTCTGCTCTGACAGGTTCTAGAATATTTAAACAAAGCATTTTCATATTATATAACTGAGCATCATCCGGTTCATTACTGATACCCATTCGCAGAGCTGTTTGTGATTTAATAAGTTCTTGATATGTAAAGTGCGGTGATAAGTTCATTATACAATTCTCCTATTTGATTTCTGAGCGATTGCTTGCTCACTGGGTGATAATAAAGCAGTTTGTGTTCTCGTCAATCCATTTAATGGATTAACAACATTAGTATTAGTGATGCCCCCGGTCGGCGATGCTTGAGCCACGACAGGCGAAGGTGTTGCCGGTAAAGGAGGTGTTTGTGGTTCTGTTACCTGAGATGTTGTTAAATCAGGTGTCACTGTTACAGGAGTAGGCCCACCACTTGTTGCTTTTTCTTCTGGTGGTTTTTCTGCTTCTAACCTTTTACCAAAAAAACTATTTTTAACCTCAAGCAATTTATCAATAGGATAGTAATATAAATAATCACGCTCTGGTGTAAATATATCTAAACCTCTTCTTTTTTCTCTATCTTGTAAATCTTTAATCTTTTTTTCAAATAATCCTTTTGAATAACTAACCGGACTAAATATTCCAGCCAACAAATTAACTGCTTTTTTAGTAGATATTTTTCTATCTTTCATAATCTTTAATATATCGCCATCACTTAAACCAAACTTTTTAGCTGTTTCTATGGCTTGATATATTTTAACTTGTTCTTTATATGCTTCATTTTGTATTTGCTCAAAGTCTTTAGCAATCTCTTCTGGTCCTCTTGTATTCCAATCATCTGCTGTATAAAAGTTTTCTGTTTCAAAAACATCTTTTTGAATTCTATTAAAATCAGTCAAAACATAGTTTAGTGTTTTAGATATATCCGCCTCATTCACTCTAATTCCACTAAATAAGTTTAATAATTCTTTATAAGGGTCTACATCTTTTGATCCGGTAAAACCTTGACCAATACGTCTAAATGTTTTTGTACCACCAGGTTCTATTCCTTTGACAAGATGAATAAGTGACTTAACTATCACATCTCCTGCATCATCACTGTCAGAATAAACTTTAGATCCTGTTTTTGTAACACCTCCTCTTCCCCCCATTAATACACCAGCAGGTAGAACGTCAGTTAATCTTTCTAAACCAATAGCCTCTGCCACAAAGGGTGAAATAAGTTGCCATACAGGTCCTTTTAGCATTTCACCTACAATGTTATTTTTAAGTTCATCAGGAGTTGTTTGTCTTTCTTTAAATAATCTCATTAAAGAACGAACAGGAGCTGTTACAACATCATAGGGACTGAAATAAGAAAAGTTAATAAAATTAAATTTACCTTTTTCTGGTTTTGTAATTGGATATATTTGTGCTTCTTTTTCCCAAGAAGCACCATAATCTCTTTTATAATTATCAATCATTTCTTTTGTAATACCAGTTAAATTAAGAGCTATTTCTGTCATCGCTGCACCAGCACCACCTAATACAGTCGTTGCTCCAATTAATCTTCGATAACCCATTTGTCTTATAGCAGCATTATTAGAAGTTATTTCTTTCCCGGCAAGATTTAAAATATTTGTTGTGGTTCTCATCATTTCCGCCGGAAATGAAATAAAGTTACCAAAAGGTAGTTTTCTTAAACTTTGAATAACTGGTGGAACTTTACTATAAGTAGGGTAAGTATTTTTAATATACCAGGCAGCTGTTTCTTCAATAGCTTCTTCTAATAACTTAGGTTGTCCAGGATTAATTTTACTAATATTACCTATTTCTTCCCCTGCAACTTGTTTATACCATTGTGCTACTTCATCAAAATTTTTAAAGACATTTTTCAATTGTGATTTCATATACTCATGCCCATACCATTTCCAAAGGTTATCACCCCCTGCATATATTCTTGTAGGAACTTTTAACCATTTAGCATTAGTAATTACATTTAATAATCTATTTGAGTTAACTAAAACATCTTTTTTAATATCCTCTAATACTGCTTTTAATTCTGATGTAACAATATTTTCATCCAGTACACCTAGATCTATTTTTCTCCCAATGTTTTCTATAAAGTCATTCTCATTAACAATTTTCCCGGCACCAAAAATATCGTCCATAACCATTTTTAATGAATTAGTAACAGAAGCATTTCCACCAATATGACCATTCATTAAAGGAAAGAAAGAAGCAGAACCTACGTTACGAACTTGTGTTGCTGGAGATAAAACTGTTTTGCCAAATTGTACTCCTGTTTTTAATTGCATCATAAAAGCATAAAAACCATTTTGCATTAAACTATCTAGCTTTCCACTACTCTTATTAATTGCTTGAGCAATATCAGGAGCAGCATAATAATCACTTAAAGTACTTGTTACATTTTTTAAACCATGTATTCGTCCTATTTTTTGTGTTCTTGAAACACCTTTCCCAATAGCTTCTGCTGAATCTTTAAATAACCACCCTTCTTTAAGTCCTATCTCAACCATAGAATCGTACATTTTCTTTCTAGCTGTATCAGTAATCATTGAACTAACAGTAGTTAAAACTGAACCTTTAAGATTATTTTCTTGACCTAATAGTCTTCTAATAACATCAGGTAATTCTTCACCAGTCTTTATAAATTCATCTGATCTTAATAAGTTTTTTGAAATATAATTTAAAATATCTAAAGGATCTTTAGCATCTACTTTACCATTTTGTAAAACAGATTTTATAAGATTCTTAGCATAGGATTCTGTATTACCCGCAGCTGCTTCTAACATATCTTTATTTTTTTTAACTACATTTTCTTCTACCCATTTAGTTGCTTCTTCAAATAATTTTGGTTTTAAGCGTTCCGGATTATAGTAGTTAGATGTAAACATAGAAAAGGATTGTTTCATGTATTTATCAAAAGTAGATGTTATAGCCTGTTTTAATTCACCTTCCGGTAAAATATCTCCAAATTCTTTTTTAACATTATCCAATAATTTTTTTAAACCTTTTGCTGAATTTAATAACTCATTAGGTAAAGGCGAAAACTCTCCTTTTAAATAAGATAATACAGCGTCTAAATAATACTCTTGCTGGCCCATAGAAGAAGTTTTACCATCATATGTTTTCTGAAACTCACGAGCTAGTGTGTAAGCTTGCTTCTCTATAGATTCTAAATATTTATCTATTCTTCTTGCTCTACCTTTAATTAAATTACCTGCGTCTTCTTGTAATTTACCTAAGCCTGGAGTTAGTTTTCCCATAGACCTAAAAGGAGCTAAAAAGTTATCAACTCTTTTTAAATTTCTTTCTATAGCATTACCAGAAAATACAGAAAACATTCTCCATTTCTCAAATGGGGGTAATTTTGTAAATGGTTTTTGAAAAGATAAAGAATTGATAGCTGGTGTGAATAAAGCATTTAAAGTTGCTTGAGGTACTTTTTGAACTATTTTAGCAACAGTAGGTAACAGAATAGGGTCTTTTGCAAGTAGGTAAGTAATAGGTTTCACAACAGCCTTATCTCCCGCTTTAAGTCCTAATCCTGCTACAAACGCTCCACCTTTAGCAACTGGTTTTAATGCTGCTCCAACTAAAGGAAAACCACCACCTATAATGGCTCCTTCTACTCCATACAATAATCTATTTTTAAAATCAGCAATTACTTTTTCTCTTCCAGTTAAATTTTCTGTATCAATGAATTTATTTTTATTCCAGGGAACAATTGAATCTGGGTTGTATGCAATAAAATCTGTAGCTCCTACAACACTAGCACCATACCCAACTCTTGAGGCGATTGATGTAGCTTTATTTTTAGATATATATTTTGTTAATGGTTTAAAAAAAGGTTTAAGTATTTTATTTGCTCTACCTACTATTTTAGAAGCAATACCCCCAGGAAGAGCATATTCAGAAATAAGACTTACTAATTCTCCGGAAATTGTTTCTGGTTGTTCTGGTCTATATTTTTCGTATAGATTATCTATTTTTGTAACAAAGTTAGAATCAAAACCATAATCTATACCCGATAATAAAAATCTAGAAAGACCATAAACACCTCTTACTTGCCCTGCATCAACGGCTTTTTCATAATCTTTAAAAAGTTCAGTAATAGTTCCTTCTTTAGGTTCTTGCTTTTCTATTCCCCAAAGTTTTTCATAAACTTTAAATCTATTAGCAAAAGGATTGAGTGGATTATATCCACCATTTTCCTTATAGTTATTAAAAAAATCATCCCAGCTAAATGTTTTTTTCTCTTCTTGTTTTGGGTTAAATTTATCTTTGACTAATTGTTCTAGGTTTTCTTTCTTTAATTTTTCTTCTCTAGCCTCGTCACCTATACGTTGAAAGATGGGCATGTTAAGCCTCCTGTGGTAATGCTAAAGTAACGCCGTATTTTCTGTTAAAAGTGTCAACATCTGATTGTGTTTGTATTTGTGCAAAATCAGATAAAGCTTGAGGACTCATAGATAATAGTCTCACTATCTCATCATTGATTTCTCTTGGTAAACGAGCTCTCAATTCGTCATATCCCATTGAATTAACTTCTTCTTGTGTTGCCGCGGTTGTCGGTTGAGCCACAGCGGACATCCCTACTTCACCACCAGTTTGATAACCAACACGTCCACCACTGGCATATCCAGCACCCAATTCTTCTTTAGCCATTTGGAAAACTTTTTGATAATATCCTGGATCTGTTTTTTTCCAAAATTCTCCTGTAGCAGGATTAACTGTCTCTTCTAATGCTGATCCTATTTGAACATAATACATTTGACCTATATCAGAATCTAAGAAAGACTGTACTACAGGATCTAACTCTTCTAATTCTTTTAATTTTCTCTCAGCAATATTTTTCTTTAATTCTAATTGTTGTCTTTCGTTTGGATCAAGATCAGTAGATTCTAAAGCTTTATCTACTTCAGAAATTACTTTAATATTTTTTTCTAATTGATCTAATTTATATCCAAGAGCATATGATTTTTCATCACCTAGTTTCATTTTCTCAAGTTCACCCTTTAAATCATACTCTTTAATCAAACGATCCATTTCGTCTTCACCTAGTGATTTTCTAAGTTTTTCTTCAAGATCATATTTTTCAGCTTGAATGTCTTTTTCAGCTTGTATCTTTTTCTCTAACTCGCCAGCAGCTTGAATGTCTTTATAAGCAGTTTCAAACACACCTGCTTTTGCAGCGCGTTCTGCTTCATCTAATTGTTCTTCTCTTAGCTTTTTCTTTTCCATTGATGTAGCAATATCACCTAAGAAAGGAACACCTTGCTCTGCTAAAACTTCTGCAATAGACCTACCACCAGGAGCTCCTGCTATACCTAAACCTAATTGTGCTAGTCGTAAAAATTCAGGAGTACCAAACGCTGGTGCTCTTTGTGGTCTTTTATATGCTATACCAAATTGTTCTTGTAGCTGTTGTAAATCACTCATCTTTTGTCCCAGTTGAGTTGGATCTACAAAACCAGCGTCTGCATATTCTTTTCTATCTAATCCTGATGTGATACCTGTACCTTTAGAATTAGCACTTCCGCCCATTCTAAACATCGGTCTTCTTAATACTCTACTCATTATCCAAATATTCCTTGTTGACCACCTAAAGCGCCTAAAATACCAGCACCTGCTGTTGCTACACCAAGAGCTGTTTGTAATGGGCTAGGGGGTGGTGTTGCTGTAGTTTGATATCCGGCTTGTGCTGGATATCCACCCATAATTCCGGTTAATTGTTGACCCACAAAACCTAATCGTTGTTGTGGTTCGTAAGCTGCTTCTCTTTCTGCTTGTGCGGCAGCATCAAGAATAGCTTGTTGTTGTGCTTGTTGTTGTAAACCTAATTGTTGTTGATATTGACCTAAACCTTGAGCCGCTTGTAATTGGGCTAAAGCTTGTTGTTGAGCAGATTGAAATCCTTGTTGTCTTAAATTAGCTAAAGTTTGTGCTGCTCCAACATCTTGTGCTGCTAGATATTCTGCTTGTTGAATGCCGGCTCTTGCACTACCAAAAGCATCTGCCCCTACTTGCTGTGCGGATAGTTGTTGTAATGATTTTTGTTTTTGTCTTTCTAAATCAGCTTGTGTAGCATTAATAACTTCTTGCTGATAAGGAGACATAAATTGTTGATACGCATTGGGACCTAATAACGAACCAAGGCCCGCGGCTTGTTGGTAAGCTCCTGTTTGTAATTGTGTTTCAGCTGCTACAGAAGGAGCAAACTTAGATGTATCAATAGGTTGACCTAATAAAGGTAATAATTTTTCTGTTAACGTAGTACCCGCTGCTTCTATAAAGGGAGCAGGTCTACTAATTGTTGTTGTTTCAGCCATTAAACTCTAGCCTCCAAGCTATGCATTAAATCATACATTTTTTGTGCACCTTTGTTAACACTTCCACCACCAGCGGCTCTCACTGCATCAGCGGTCATGACAAATTCATTTTTAGATAATCTTGCCGGAACATCATCTGCTTTTTCTTTTACACCAATCGGTACAAAACCACCGGGTCTTAAATCCATTTCAGCAGGCATACCACCCATTTTTAAGTTCATGATACCGCCTTCTGCTTTAGTATCATATAAGTCAATTCCATAAACATTTAATAATTCCGCCATGGCTTCAGATACATTAACACCATCTTCTATTTGTTGAAATAACTGAGATACTCTTCCGGTGTTTTGTTTTTTAACCATTTTACCGCCAGCATATCCAGCACGTCCACCTTTTTTATATTTTTCTGAATTACCTAAATCTGATTGAAGTTCTAACCATGTATCTGTGAATTCTTCAAAGCTCATTGGATCACCTGACAAACCTAATTCATCTGCTTGTCTTAAATAATCTTTATATGCAAAAGCTAAGCCACCGATAGATTTTTTAATTCGACCACCTTTTGCTTCTTGTACACGACCTTTTTTTCTAGGTTCCATAATTTGTTCAATAACACTAGAGCCTACAGTTCCTTCTGGTGGATTATCCATGTTCATACCTAAACTCATTTTATACTCTTCTAATTCTTTCATTGCTTTTTTTGTAGCTATAGCATCTGCTTCTTCCATTTGTTTCATTGAATAAGAAGTTTGTGGTTTTTCAGGATCAAACATAGAATTGAAGATTTCTTTTTTACGTTCTTCAAACATCTTATTTAAAACTTCGTCACTAGGCTCTGCTCCTAATAATTTAGCTATAAATGTCTTAACAGGACCACCGATTCTATATCCAATACGTCCGCCATTTGCTTTACTAGTAGCTTCTTCGTATAGTTTTTTAATCTCTTCATCAGTCATAGTTTCTAAATCTTTTCCACCAAAACCACCATAACCTAAATCTATTAATTTTATCTCTAAGGCAAGACGATTCATGTCGGATGCTTTATCATATAAACTACTACCACCATTAGCATAACCTACACGTCCACCTTTTTTATATCCATACTTAGATAAGGCACTATCAATTTCTTCTTGATTAAATCCAGCTAAGTTCATGTATTTTGTAATGTAATCTTTTCGTGCCTGTGTATCCGCAGCTTCGGTCATACCTTGTTTTTCCATCATTCTATTATATTCATCATTAGCTTTTTCTGCTGCGTCCATTGCGGCCAAAGTTCCACCTGCTCCCGCAGCTAAAGATGCGGACATTCCAACATCACCTAATGTTGCTGTTGCTAAATCAGGAGACATTAATTGTCCTGCGCTCTCTGAAATATTATAAAGATTAGATTTTAAAGCTGTGGGAGGACCTGCTTGTAATCCTCTTGCAGGTATACCTTTTAAATAAGTTCCACCGCCGGAGAAAATTCCAGAAAGAAGAGCGGATCGCGGATCAATCTTCTGACCCATCAATGCTTGAGTAGCAACGTTAGTTCCTGCTCCTATTAAACCTGTTCTTAAAGCTTGCCCTATAGGAGAAGCAAATATACCGGATGCAGCGCCTGGTAACATAGTACCAAGAAGAGGTGCACCAAACATCGATGCCGCAATTGGCACGATTGGTTTAATCTCATTGGGGATTATTCTATCAAATGTTTTAGCGACTGCGCCCATAGTGCTCCTTTGTATATCTTACAGCGGCTCTTGTGATAGTACCATCATCAGATACCCTAAGCCATTTTACAGGTTTATTATAACCTAAAAGGTTTGTAAAGTATTCTTTTGTCCATTTCATAACGGATTTTATGTTACCTGTGCAGATAGTTTCTATATGCCAGGGAATGTTTCCGCTATTGTAATCTTCAGGGTTAAGTTCCGCTGTCGTCATAAATCTTTTTTCCGCATCCTCACTTAAAAATGCCCAGTTGGTAAATGCATGAGGTATTCCGTTTTCATAATGAATCTTGTATTGATTCAATTCAACAGATGGAGCGATATGGTCTAGCACGTCCTCGAACGTGTGCGGTTGATAGCGAGGAAAAGACTTATATAGTCCAAAAGCTACGGTAATATCATAGAGTTTACCAGCATCTATCACAGATAAATTTACTTGTTTTCTTCGGTTTCGTCAACTTCTAAAGGTGTAAAGATTTGATCTAAACTACCTTTATAAGCATGGCCTCCGTAGTGTGTTAAAGAAGTCTTAGCATCTGCGTAGATTTTACCCCCTATTTTGGTCCATAGATTACAGAAAGCAATATCTTCCCCTAAATATCCATGTTCCGGGTGTACATCTGTTTCAAAGAAAGTATACCAACCTTCATCTAATTTTTGTACGCTATCAGCTACCATTTGACTATTCACTGTTTTCTTTTCCGGATACTCTTCTGCTAGTTTCTTAAAGACATTTCGATGAATCATCATAAACCCTGTTGGTCCGGCTGTAATCTCTACAAAGCCTTCATCATCCATATTAACTTTATCTCTGTTAGGGAAGTGGACAATAAACTGTAAACCACCTTCTTTGCTGTATCCTTTGACAGGATAAGGTGTTAGCATTAATTCTTCCCCTCTACGAAGTAATCTTGCTACGGACTCCGGTTCAAATCCTATATCGGAATCAATAAATAATAAGTAATCACAATCACTATTTAAGAAAGATGCTACACAGTTATTTCTAGCCTGGGTAACTAAAGCCATTCCTGATTGTAAATGAACCATACTAGTAATCTTCATGTCATCAAAATTGGTTGCAATCAATCGCATGACACTATTCATGTAGGTTGTAGTAACTTGATGTCCATACGCAGGTGTAGCGATGAATATCTTATGGTGGGGTTTTTCTGACATTTATTTCTCCTTTATGTTATCTAAAAAGTCAAACCATTCGTATTTACGCATATCCCAAGTCCAATATTTTTTATAATGTTGGTGTTGCGTTAAGTAGTCGTGATCGTCGAATAATACACTATCCATTGCACTATTCAATGATTTAGCATATTTCTGTGCTAATTCTTCTTGGTTAGGTTCGTATTCAATATACTCTGCAAAATCATTACAAGTCTCGGGCAACGCTCCGTGGTTCGTTGTAACTACTTTACACCCCGCATATAATGCTTCGAGGGCTGATAGGCAAGACGTTTCTTCAAAGATTGAAGGGTATGCCAAAATGTGAGACTTAGATACTGCTGCTCTAACTTCTTCATTCGGTGCGTATCCCAAATAATTAATATTAGGTGTTTGCCTACATAATTCAAAAAGTGATTGAAATTTTTCATCTTCTGTTTGTTGGAACTCCGTACCATAAATTTTAGTGGAAGAGTAGATATCACATTCAAAATCATCTCGCAAGTCATTTAGTATTTGGATAGCGCGGACCAATACAGAAAGTCCGCGCCAAGGGGTTGAGGTGTAAGTAAGCTTTATTTTTTGGATATTATTCCAATGGTCCACGTTCCACGGTCCATCTTCAATCGCATTACGAATAACGACTGATTTATACTCGGGTATTTGAAATCGTTCTCTAAATCGCTGAAATTGCCAATGACTGACATAGACAAAATAATCTACAGAATCCACAAATCGTCGATCATACATATATTGAACATTGGGTTGGTCATAACTTAAATGTTGCCAAATGACATTAATCTTGTCTTTTTGGATCATATTCGGATGACATACCGAAGGAATAAGATTAACGCCTTCTAAGTAATGATCAGCTAGTCTTGACAGCAAACTGTCGCGTAGTATTTCTGTTCCGCCTTGGGGATTCATTTATTTCTCCATTTCTAAATAGGGCATCCATTTGGATGAGTTTTCCGGTTGATTCATACATTAAATCAAACACGTCGCACAACATAAAGTTGTGTTGTTGTAGATAGCTAATAACATCCGAAGCCATGGGTGCTCCAATATTATAATCTACTGTTTGCATCTCTAATAAGAGATATTCTGCCTTTTTAATCGTATTCATTCCGCCTTTAATAATATCGAGTTCAGAACCTTGAACATCCATTTTAATAAAGTCGTAATCTTTTGTGACGAAGTTATCGAGGGTTTTACAGAACCGTACTTCCGGTTCAAATTTATATTCGGTATTTTCTTTATAGACACTGTTCCCGGTGGGGATACCATTCTTACATTTGTAATAGAGTATTTGATCACCATCCGTCTTGCCGAGGACCGCGATCCGCGTCTCGCCAATCTCTTCTAATGTTTTAACTTTATCTGTATTGGCTTCAATCATGGTCACGTTGGCACTGGCGAAAATATCCTTAACCATTAAAGTCCAGGCACCTTCATAGGCACCAATATCTAAAATGTTTTGGGGATTGAAACCTTGGTTCTTGTAGTAGATTAGTCTTTTTTTGTGATTATCCATCAGTTCTGCCAGACAATCCAATAATGTCCACTAACTTCGCAACTTTGATTTTAACGTTTTTTTGAACGTCAGCATGAGTTGTTTCAGTATTAGGATCTGCAATATCGGCGTCCGCAGCTTCTTCTGATTCGTATTCGGTATTAGTGCGTAGATTCTTTACAACGATTTCTGTCGGCACAGATACAATGGGTACTTCGACACCATTGATTGTTGTTGAACCGATAACACCACCTTCTTGTTTAATAGGCATTCGTATTTATATCCTTAATCTCGATTAACTTCAAGTAGAGAAATAACACCATATACACTACTGGTAACAGTGGTATCTATTAATATTGCATCATTTTCTTCTAAGATAATAGGTCCTTTTGCAAGATTACAAATAGTAGGCCCGGAAATAGAAGCAAAAGCAATTGTATTTGTACTCGATGTAGAACTGTCATAAATGTAAACTTTTAGGTTTTTGCTACCTGCTTCATTGGTTATCTGAATATTCTGAATAACAGCTCTGGCTGTAGCATTACAAGTATAAACAGTAGTTTGTGCTGTTGTACTAGGTGCGTAAAAGCTGTTTTTATAAATGTTGGCCATTAATATCCATCCTGTACTAATAATAAATCAAAAGATGCAGAAGCAGAAGAGGTAGAACTTGCTAATGCTGAAACATAAATATCTGACTTTTGAGGTATTACACTAATTGCATTAAAGATAACATTTGTCTGTCCACCTCTAACATTTAAAAATTGTTTTGTTTGAAATGCTGCGTTAGCAATACTGTTAACTCGTTGTATAAATTTAAAATCCATTTCTTGGTCTTTACCAGATGATACATCTATTGATAGTAAATAACCAGTATACCCTGCGGGTATGGTATATAAGCACATTAAAGTTTGACCATTACCGGGGGATATAGTTGCTGCTACATCAGAACCACCTGTGTACGTTACAGTAATTGTTCCTTCATTATTTCCAAAAGACCCTGCTGTTTCAACAGACATTCTAAAAACTCTTAAAAATTGTTGTGTTGTAGTAACTGTGTTTGTACCATCTAAATCGACAGTCTCTTCTACTAAAGCATAAGAAGAATCAAGTCCTTGTATTCTTAAAGTTCTTGCAGCTGTTCCTGCTACATCATCATTAGCATTATC